CTTGGGTATTCTGCCGATCTTGTACCGCATGGACAGTATGATTTTGAGCAGTTGAACATAGAACCGCATCATTTGGCGGTAGTTGAAAATGGCCGTTGCGGGCCGCTTTGTTGCTTTTTGGATAAGCGGCCAGACGACAAAACCAAAATTGAGGACAGGGTGCAATCACAAATGGCAATTAAAAAAGTATTTTATGACGAGAATGGCGAGATTTCGCTGGAGCAGGTGGTGGAAATCGCCACGAATCTGCCCGAAGCAATCAAAAAGGTGCCGGTGGACCGACTTTCCGAGCTGATGGCCCCGCTGATGGAGATCACCAGCTACATGAAAGAACAGGGCGCCATGCCCGCCGAACCGGAGCCTGAAACCAACACCGAGGACGAGGACTACGTGGAAGAAGACAAAGAGGATTTCCAGGATTCCAAAAAATTCAAGGACGCAGTGGCCAAGGCTGCTGAGAAACAGGCCGACAAAAAGGCCCGGAAAATTGCCGATGCCGAGATCAAAAAATACGCCGGTGTAATGGCAAAAGCCAAGGATTTTCTGGATTCCGGTTATGATTTTGCTGACAAGTCCGCAAATCAGATCATGCGTGACGCTCTGGCGACGCAGTACGGCGATCAGGAATTTGAGGACAGCGAACTTCCCACGGCCTTTAAGCTGTTGAAAAAGTCCGCACCGGATTATTCCCGATTTGGCGATTCGGCCATGCCCACTAGCCTGGAAACCCGCATCGCGGAATCCATGAAACAGTAAACGACAAAACATAAGGAGCAAATAAAATGGCTTTTAACGAAACAGTTCTTGCAAAACATGCTGACATGCTGGCCGGGGAGGTGCTGAAAAGCAAGCCCCATAACGTAGAGGCTTTCGAGCAGTTCGAAGACGGCCTTATGGAAGGCCGGTTTTGCCGCTATGATCCCACCGACAACGAAGTGAAGAACCTGTCCGGCACCGCAACCCCGGTTATTGCCGGGGTTGCACGGCGCAAAATTACCGGCGAAATTGGCGAAGGTGTTTATTCCACCAGCGGCCAAGAAATCGATCAGGTGGCCGAGGTCATCAACTTTGGTTGGGCTACGGTCAAGGTGACTGATGCCGCAGATCCTGACAAATATGATCAGGTGTACGTGGTTAATGACGGCACTGACGATGCCGGTAAAGCCACAAACGACGCTGGCGAGCTTGAGGTTCCCGGCGCGGTATTCTGGGAAGAAAAGCAGGATGGCGTGTGGCTGGTGCGAGTGATGATGGGCGTGGAAAGCAATATTGTCCTGTACAGCGCATTCCCGAGCCTGGACATTTCCTTTACGGACAACGGGGATGACACCGGAACCGTCGTGATCCAGGCCAAGGACATCAATGATGACGATCTGGCCGCAAATGTTCTTACCCGTGTGTGGTTGGGTGGAGCCGATGATTATCTGACTGATGCAATCAACGATCTTGCTGTGGTTGATGGAACGGTCAAAGAAATCGTCGAGGCCGAAGCAGAAAATCTGCTCATTACCGACGACACCGGTAAAATTACCTTGACTCTTACAATCACGGGCGGCGGCTCAACCTACCTGTGGGCGGAGCTTGGTGGCAATATCTACGAGGCTGGCGAACTGACTATTACAACCGCATAATCCCAATAACGACAAAATATAAGGAGCATCAAAAATGGATATGAAACGAGTAAAAGCCCTGTATGACCTGAAATCCTTTGAAGGGGCTGCGGCATACGCAAAGAAGCATTTCCGGGATGATGGCGGTATCGTTCTTGCCCGGAACCTGGAGCACGTTTCCGAGGAGATCTTCACACAGGAATATGCCGACCTGACATTTCTAAATCAGGGGCTGACCATCAACAATGAAGGCGGCTATGCTACCAGCATTCGTAAACTGAAATTACGGCCTGAGGGTGATTTCCGTGAGTCCGGCAGCAATACGGACGGCAACGGCAAAATTACGCTGGCCGGGGAAGATGACACGATTCCGGTTTACAGTCTGGAAGCCAGCTCGGATTGGTCCGAAGTCGAGCTGAAACAGGCCGAATTGGAAAATATCAATCTGCCGAACCGGTTTCTGGAAGCCCACGCCGAGCGGTACAATCAGAAGATCGATTATATCGGCTATCTTGGTCAGGTGCGCACCGATGGCAGCCAGAAGACCACCGGGCTGCTCAATTATGCCGGGTGGACCAGCGATGCAGCCGCCGATACTGCGGCCAATTTGACTGGTGAGGAGCTTTATCAGGAAATCGCGGATCTGATAACGGCACAGTGGGCCGGGGTTCTGAACGTTGAAACCTATATGGCTGACCGGGTTGTTATGCCGGACACTGTATATCAGACTTGCGCAAAGAAGATCCTGAACGCAGCCGGGTCCGAAATGTCAGTGCTCCGGGCGCTGCAGAGCAATTTCCCGACAGTTACTTTCGGCCTGACCACCAAGGCACGGTCTGTTGGTGACGGCTCCGTGACTGCGGCATTCTCCAGCAATCGTCGGGCGCTCCAGTTCCGCCTTCCGGTTCCGCTGAATGTATCCAGTATCGATCAGCGCGGGTTCAAGTATTATGTTGAATCCTATTTTGCTCTGGCCGGTCTGGATGTCATCGAGGATAATGCTGCTCGTCTTCTTACCGGGCTGTAAAGAGGTAAGCCATGAACAAGCCTGAATTGAAAGCAAAGGCCGAAAGCTTGGGCATCAAGGTTGATCCGGGATGGACCAAGCAGCAGATTGCCGATGCAATTACGGACATGGGCCGGACGGCCAGCAAATCAGAGTCGTCCGGTGTCCGTAATATTTCCGGCCAGCGGTGGCAAGTCTACGGCAAGGAGCTTTATCCGGGCGATGTTTACCTGCCGGTTGAACGGGATTTGGCCGATAAGCGAGCCACGGCTAAGGTTGATCGAGCCGTGGCTATGGGTAAATTGGAGCGAGTCTGATGACGATAATCGAGGATTTCAAAGCAAGATTCCCGGAGTTTGACGAGGCTACGGTGGATGAGAATTTGCCGGGCTTGGAAGATGTCTGGCAGTGTTTTTGGGGCGGAAATTATGAGGATTGCGGCAAAGAGATCGTGCTCAATTTGCTTGCACACCTTTTGGTTGTCCAGACGAATCCGGGAACCGGGAATCCGAAATCGATACAATCGAAATCAGTTGGCAATCTATCCGTAAGCTACGGGGCCGAATTTGCACCTAAAAGCAACCGCATGGCGTGGTTTATGACTACAAAATATGGCATGCAATACTGGATGTTAACCCGGCAACGGCAGGGTGGATTTTTTGTATGAAGAAGTTAACACCACAACAAATGGCGGCACACACAAAGCAGATGGCGAGCAACATCCGGGTTGCCAGGAATGCTGTTGTGGCCGTGGGCCTTCCCGCTGAAAAAGTGGGCGGGCAGATCTATGGCGGTGGTACGACTGTCATTGAAGTGGGCGTGAGCCATGAATACGGGGCCGGGGTCCCAAGGCGGTCTTTCCTGCGTGTTCCGTTTCGTGTGAAAAAGGATCAGATGGATCAAGCAACTGTTGACCAATTCAAGGCCGTATTTGAACAAGGTCAGGATGCGAAGCGTGCCATGGGGTTAATCGGAATGCAAGCGGTCAATATCGTCAAGGGCGCGTTTACCAGCCGTGGTTATGGGGCATGGCCAGATATCTCCGGGGCAACAAAAGAGTCCAAGGGATCAAGCCAAGTGCTTATTGACACCGGTACGCTGCGTAATTCCATCACTTATGTTGTGCGGGGTGCTTAATGGTTGACACAATCCTGGACATGTCGGACGTTTTGACCGAATGGGAACGATTAAGGGCCATTAAGACCGTGACCATAGAAACCGTAGATTTTGAACCGGTGGAAATAGTCACGGCTCGTACGCAAAACTGCGTGATTCAGGTGGCTGAAAAGGAAAAGCTCAATCCAGATACGATAGATTGGAACAAGGAATATCTGATGGTCCACAGTAAAGCCGATATCGCCATGGATGAGCTTATTGAGTTTGATGGCCGGGATTTTCGGATTATCGAACGTGGGCCATGGCAGGGGTATGGCTTTGTTGAAGCCGTGGCCGAGGAAACCAAAGAGCCGTTAAGGGAGCCGACTGAATGAATGAGGCGCTAAAACAAACGGCCATTTTTATCCGGGATCTGCTTGAATATGATGAGCAGCTCATCCGGATCGGCAGGTTGAATTTCGATGTTGAGGATTTCACAACGCCTTACATCGGGGTTGATAGCCTAGGCCAAGCCGTGCGCCTGTCTGCTGGCCAGAATTACGACGGTGAATTGGAAGTTATGACCTATATGCAGAACTGGCGGGCACCTGTTACTTTGACATTTTATGGTGATGGCGCGTGGAACCGGGCGAATAAGTTTTCTTTGCTCATAAGCTCGCAGAAAGGTTTTGAACTTCAACAAGCACAGGGTATCGGCATATTACTCGCAAGCGGGATAACGGATGTCAAGATCCTTGCCGGTCAGACATATGGCGAACGACAGGAATTGACATTGAATGTACTTTACAGCGTGAGCGAGGACGTTGACACGTTGCGGATAAATACGGCGCAGATCGAGATCTGGCCGGAGAACAAACTAACAATAGATTTTGAGGTGAACTCATGAGTGTAAATATTGAGAATGTCGTAACAGTGCAGCTTTTGGAAGGGGCACAGTTGGCTCTGGCGGATAACCCTAATGTCTGCCTGATTATGACCAGCCAGCAGGATGGGCCGCTGGATAGCGCAAATCGGTATCAGGTATATACTGATCCGGGGTCCGTGGCCGCAGACTTCGGCACATTGAGCAAGGCCGCGAGCTTTGCGAATGCCTTTTTTGCTACAAGCCCAAATCCGATTTCCGCTGGTGGCCGTCTTGTTATAGGTTATTGGCGGGGTGCGGATGAAGAAGTTGCCGCAACAGCCGCGATGCTTGAAGGCGGTCAGGTAAACGAGGTAACTGTTGTTGATGAAATGCAGCAGATCAGTGATGGCAGTATGGTCATCAATGTTGACGGAGTGGATGAAACGCTTGATGCTTTGGATTTCCAGACCGCAACAAGCCTTGAAGATATTGCCGGGGTCATTGATGCCGCCTTAACCGGGGCAGTATGTGAAGCAGACGGCAATCAGATCGTTATCACAAGCTCTACCACAGGCGCAACTTCTGAATTGGACTATGCAACCGAGCATACCAGTGGTACTTTCATCGGTGACGTGCTCAATTTGTCTGAGGGTTCCGGTGCGGTGTTAACGCAGGGCGAAGCTGCGGACACTCTGCTTGCTGAAACCATGCTGGAAGCCATAACTGAGCTTGCCAGCCAAGTCAAGTTTCGGGGTGCAATGTTTATCAGCACGCCCACGGATGAAACCCGAGAGTCGCTGGCTGAATGGGCGCAAGCCAACAACGTGTTGATGTATGACGTTTTCTCCGGGGCTAGTTATCTGGAAGTGGACGCAGCAAACACGGTATGGACAATCAAGCTGGCCGGTTATACCAATTACCGGATGTTATATTCCAAAGCTGGAAACCGGAAATTTGCGGCAAGCTACATGGCCCGGACGCATGTGGTCAATTTTGGTGGTGAAAATACGGCCATGACCATGCATTTGAAAGAGCTGGCCGTGCCCGCCGAAAGCTATTCACAAACGGAAGTTGATGCGGCAAAGCGGGTCGGCCTGGATGTTTACACCACAATCAAGCTGACATCTACCGTGTTGACCTCCGGCGCAAACAACTTTGTGGACGAGCGGTATAATCTGATTGCCTATGTGGATTTTATGCAGGTGGATATGTACAACCTGCTCCGGCAGACGGCAACCAAGATACCGCAGACACGGCGGGGAATTGCGCAGCTCGTGGATCAGGCAGAAAAGACCACACGGCAGTTTGTTCGGGCCGGGGTTATTGCACCGGGGACATGGACAAGCCCGGATTTCTTTGGCAACCGTGAGAATTTTCTGGAGCAGATCGCCAGCAATGGCTATTATTTTCTGTCCGGCGCTTTGGCCGATCAATCACAGGCGGACCGCGAAGCCCGGAAATCGCCGGTTATCCAGGGTGCAATCAAGCTGGCTGGCGCTGTCCATTCAGTCGACATCATCATTTTTGTCAACAGATAATAAGGAGCAATAATCATGCCAGTTATTAATTTACCTGCAGACGCGACAACGCTGGTCATCAATGGCCGTGCCATCAATGATCTTGCCGAGGGTGACATTGTGACCATCGAGCCGGTCAATGATGCCACGGGTCGGATCAACGGTATCGGCGGCAGCGTCAACATCAATGAGCGGTCAGACAAGGACGTGCATAATGTCACTGCTCGGGTGCTCAAGTATTCAGAATCCGATGCCTATTTGAACAACTTGCGACGGCAATCCCCGCCCCCGGTGTTGAACGGATCGGCAAAGACGGCATTCAGCCGTGACGGATCTGAGGCCGAGGAATCCTGGTTGCTGGAGGGCGGCAGTATCACTACGCAACCCACGGACACCAAGAACAGTACGGATGGCAATGCCATGATGGAATATGTCATGCAATTCCGTATCGCAACCCGGAACCTATAAGGGGGCTTAAGTGGAAGACAAAACCGCACAAGCACAAGAAATGATCCGGGCCGTCCATGAGGAAGGTGTTGCCGAGATCAACGGCAGGGAGTACGAGATCACCAAGCTGACGCATAAGAAGCGGCGCAAGATATTTGCTTTCTTCACCCATGTCCAGGCCGATTTGCAGCGCAATGATTTTTCATTCCTGGATACGGACCGATGGGCCGAGGTAGAAGCTGTGATAGAAAACGTGGTCACTTTCAACGGCTCGTTGCTTTCCAAATTGCCGGACCATTGGGAGCAGCATCCGGAAGATTACCTGATTTTCGTTTCTACTATGCTGGGGGCGATCAGTTATCCTTTTTTGTCCGGGAACGGTGGCAGCTAAAGGTTTATGCGCCATCGGCGGAATCGGATTTCGTAAAATACACAAACGTAAGTGATGAAGATATGGCAATATTCTTTTTGGCAAAACAGGGTTATGGATCAGTCAAGGAAATCCGGGGATGGGACACCCCGGAATTTCTGGATGCCCTGGAATATGAAGCCATAGATAATGCCATAGGCCGACACCTACGATGGAAAGCAGAGCAGGACAGCAAAAAGGGGCGTAGATAATGGCCGTTGCAACAGAGCTTGTCACAGAGTTTAGCTACCAGGGTAGTGAAGCCCCGCTAAATAGATATAATCAAAGCCTGAACAGCTCCATCACTCTGCTTGCATCCATGACGGCAGCTTTGGCGGCTGCGGGCGCGGCTGTTGGTAAGTGGGCTTCCGGTGTACTTGAGGGTGAGCGGGATCTTTTCAACCTGTCTTATACAACCGGGATCGCTATTGAGCGCATACAGCAGCTATCTTTTACCGCTGAGATGATGGGCGCATCGTCTCAAGCCATGCAATCCAGCCTGGAATCGCTTTCTGCTACGATCGGGGACGCAGCACAAAAAGGATCAGAGGATTTCGCCCGATTGGGTATTGCCGTGCGTGACGCAAGCGGTCAGGTGAGATCAGCAGATGATGTTTTGTTTGACGTGCAGCGCCGATTCAAGCAATTGAATCTGTCCATGGCCGAGCAGCAGAGCTTTGCCGGAGCGCTCGGTATTGACACATCGCTTCTGCGGATGCTCAATCAAACTGATGCACAAATGGCAAGCATGATGCAGCGGGCCAGCGAACTCGGGACTCTGAACGAGGAGCAGTCAAAACAGGCCGAGCGATATAATCAGGCACTAACAGCACAGCGATTTACCATGGACGGGTTGCGGCGCTTGATTGCCGTTGGTCTTGCACCGGAGTTGACGCGCCTTGTGGATGGTTTTGCCGGGCTGATCGAGCGCAACCGGGAATGGATCATTGATGGCGTACGCAATACCATGGGCATACTCAACGATTTCATGGAGATGATTGGCCGGGTCTGGCCGGTGCTTGCTGCCGGTGCGGGGTATTTTATTGCCTTGAAAGTGGCCACTTACGGGTGGAATGCGGCTTTGTATGCAAACCCGATATTCTGGATCACGGGGCTTATTGTTGGCCTTTTGCTTGTGGTTGATGATTTGATTGTAGCCTTCCGTGGCGGTAAATCCATTATTCGTGATTTCTTCCAGGAGTTCTTTGGTGTTGACATAACGCCTATACTGCAAAACATGGTGGCTGATGTCAAAGAGGTATTTGGCCAAATCAAAGACATTGCCGGTGACGTGATTTCATCCATTGCGGACATGTTTCGCGGGATTGGCCAGCTTATCCGGGGTGATCTTGTCGGGGCGTGGGAGTCCTTTGGTGAAGCCGGACAAAAGCAAGTTGACGCGATCACAAGCGAGGCCGCAAAGGGTCTGGCAGACAGAATGACACAGGCGCAAATTGATCGCGGTGGCTGGTTGACCATGCCGAGGAACTTTCAGAAAAAGATGAAAGATCTACTCAACATCGGCACGGACAAGCCGGTTGAGGACCGGTCCATGTTTGAAAAATTCATGTGGGGCTGGCAGGAGCGCGGTGGTGGTTCAACCGTTAACCAGGACGTACAAATCAATGTTCGCTCAAATGATCCGGAAAGGGCGGCGCGTTTGACGGGGGACGCTTTGCAACGGCAATTGGATGACGCGCAAACGCAGACGGATAGGGGTGGTAGATAATGGGCTTGGTTCGGGACTACATAAACGGGGCCTTTAAAAATGAATCCGAGGGTGAAGTGGGTATCGCTGGTTTCACCACGGTTGCAAGAGTCCGGGATAACATAAACCGTACCCGTGAAGTACCTACTACGTACCTTGAAGACGGCAGCCATGTGAATGACCATATTATTCGGAATCCCATCGTAATCAGTATTGAGGGCAATGTGTCTGATGTGCACGTTAAACCATCACCGGCCTTGGAAGAAGTTCGTGATACCGAAACAATAGTGGGTGAGGTTGCGCAATATTTACCGGGCCGGACACAAACACAAATAAGCTTGGTGGCAGGAATTACGGCTGATGTTCAACAGCAAGTAGACCGGGTGGACAGTGCAATACGAACCGGGCAACGGGTGGCTGATTTTGCAGGTTATACTGGACCTGGATCTGGCACCGGGCCGACTAAGACCAATATTGAAAAGTTCATAGACCACATGGAGGGCTTGCTTGAATCTGATGCGCTCATAAAGATTGATGGCCCGGCCAGAACTTATCATAACATGTGCATCACCTCTTTTGAATATACCCTTGACAATACGAGCGAGGCAGTGGGATTTTCAATTGAAGCCCAGGAACTGCGGCTGGCACAAACTATCTTTGCTGAAATTGCGCAAAATGCAGCATCCAGCACCAACGGTCAACATGACGGAGAATCAAACAAAGGTGCGCAAGAAGGGGCGGATGTTGAACAAAGCTTTATTTCACGGCAGCTTGAGCGTTTTGGGGTGACGCAATGAAACGAATACAGAACATAACTGATGAACCGATTCAGCGGCATACCATCATTTTCGAGGAATCAGAGATCGTGCTCAAGCTCCGGTTTTTTCCGCGTAACCAATTCTGGGCAATGGACATTGAATACGGCGATTACCAGATATTTGGAGTTAAGCTGTCTGTGGGTGTTTTACATATTACATCGGGCAACATGCCTTTTGATTTCACCGTAACGGATATGAGTGGTGCAGGTATTGATCCGTTTCAGCGCAATGACTTTTCGTCCGGTAGAAACCGGTTATATATGTTTGAACGCAATGAAATGCTACAAATCAGGCGCGGAGAGGCAGTCCCGGCATGACCTATCCACGTTTTACCCGAGATTATGAGTTGAAGGTCCAAGCCCTGGGTGGCGAAATAACAATTCAACCGCCGATGCGGATTCAGTTCCAGGCCGATAAATCCATATACGGCGGATTGAACAAGATTCAAATTCAGCTTGAGAACCTGGAAGAACAAAAACGGTTGTCTTTGGTCAAGGACGCAGAAGAATCAAAAAGAATACCATTTCAATTATTAGTTGGATATCAAAACCGATTGAAGCTTGTATTCAAAGGTGATATTTTCCGGGGCAGCAATGAGCGTCAAGGACCGGATATCATAAGCAAAATAGAAGGGCTGGACGGGGGTTTTGATTTCAAGAACTCATTCACATCCCGAACAGTTGAAGGTGCGGAAAAATCAATCGATGAATGCTTGAAGGACATGCCGAATACCGGGAGGGGTAAAATAACGGCCCGGAATGCTTTGAGTCGCCCTAAAGTAATGGTCGGGAATACCGCACAAATCATCGATAACTTGACAGAAATAGGGGAAACGTGGTATATTGAAAATGAACAATTATACATAATCAAGGATAACGAAGTCACAAGCCGGTTTATTCCATTGGTTACAGCCCAAACCGGGCTTATCTCAACTCCTACACGGGAAAACAAGTTGACCACATTCCAAACACTAATGAACCCGGCCATTAAAATTGGCAATTTAGCTGCTTTGGAATCTACGACAGCTCCTTACCTCAACGGCACATATCAAATCCGAACAATCAGCTACCAGGGTGATAATTACGGCGATGAATGGAGCCAGACTTGTACAGGCAGACCGTTGCCGGGGTATAAGGTGTTATGATGGAAAAAAAGCAGCTCATAGACACCATTGATCTTGCATTGAAGACGCTTCAGGCAAATGTTCATACGGCCACGATCGCCCGAGTGGAGCGAGTTCGGGCAACCACCATTGATGTACAGCCCGTGATTAACCGGGAAGTGGACGGCAAATCAATCAAGTTGCCCCTATTTGTCAAAGTACCACCAGTTTTTCTTCAAGGTGGCGGTAGCTATACGGCGCATCCGATAGCAACCGGCGACTATTGCCTGCTTATTTTTACCGAGCGATGCTTTGACAGATGGTATTCCGGGCAGGACGAACGTCGACCAGCAGAATGGAGAATGCACGATTATTCGGACGGATTTGCCATTGTTGGCATCAACCCGTTGGCTTCTGCAAAGACTATACCGGGCGTCATAACCCACATTGGAGACACATACCAAGAAGGCAATTACGAGCATATCGGCAACCGGGTACAAGAGGGTAATCACACACAGACCGGGGATTTCATTCTTACTGGTGATATGCACGTTGATGGCAACATTTCTTGTACCGGCACCATATCGGCGGCGAATTTCACAGGCTTAGACGGCAGCATAATGACGGCAAGCGTTGATATAGAAGCCACGGGCATAAGTCTCAATAGCCATACACATCCGGGCGATAGCGGTGGTACAACAGGAGAACCTAATTAATGCGAGTAAGCAGAATCACGGCACAGGGTGATTGGACATTTGGCAAAGGCCGTGCCAATTATATCACAAAATCTAAAGCCATTGCCCAAAATGTACGCACCCGGATCAGATCTTTTACCGGTGATTGGTTCCTGGATATTGAACATGGTATCGATTGGATGAATCTGCTTGGCAGGCCGGGGACCGAGCGCCGAATAATTCGGGCTATTGAGCGGACGATATTGCAGACAGAAGGTGTGCTTTCCGTGAACAATATCAATATTGTCCGTCGAGATCGTAACCGGCAGGTATCAATTGAAGCCGAATATACAGACGTATTTAATCAGCCGCAGCAGATAAGCGAGGTTGTATAATGAAGCCAAGATTTACACCAAATGGCATAGAAGTTCAGACCTTTGATGAGATATTTGAAGAACTGGCCGAAGGCTACCGGGAGATATACGGTGGAGACATTAATCTTGATCCAGATAGCCCGGACGGGCAACGGGTGGCAATTGAAGCGCAAGCCCGGCTCGATGTGCAGTCCTTTGGTGCTCTACTCTATAACCAGATCGATCCGGATTTTTCCCTGGGTGACGCGTTAAACACAATCATCAAATTATCCGGCATAACCCGCAGGCCAGCTACGAGGTCACAAGTAGACGTTGAAATAACCACAACGCGGCCAGTTACCTTGCCAGAAGGTTACGCAGTAGAAGATGAACTCGGGCAGGTATGGGAAACAATATCTGAAATTGATCTGTCCACCGGTGCGACAACCGTGACTCTGTTTGCTCAGGAGTTCGGAGCGCTCGAAGCAGATCCTACGACCGTAACTGAGCCAGTTACATTCGTGCTTGGTGTGGATTCGGTCACTAACCCCGCATCTGCTACAGTCGGCAAGGATGAAGAAACCGATGAAGAATTGCGGATCAGACGTAATCGGTCCCTGGAAACTCCTCGAAGCTCCAGCCTTGGGAGATTGATTACGGCCTTGGGTGATTTAACTGGCGTGACCGATCTTGCCGTATATGAGAATGATACGGATTCAACGGATAGCCGGGGCATACCGGCGCATAGCCTATGGGTGGTAATTGAGGGCGGCGCGGTTGACGATATTGCTGAATCTCTTGCCAAAAACAAGACAGGTGGCAAGGGGCTGGTTGGTTCCATCGAAGGCGAATGGGAGGAAACGGTTGAAAAGCCGGACGGATCAGAATTTGTAATTTTTCATTTCATGCAATTTGATCGCCCCACGTACGTGCCAGTGCTTGTACGTCTTGACGCAACGCGAAAGGACGCGGATGAACCGGTTGACACAGAGCTTATTGCGAACGAAGTGGCAGCCCGTGAATTTTCAATAGGGGACAATTTGCTTGCAAACGATCTGTATCGGGATGTGTTCAAGGCCGGGGAGAACTTTATACCTACCAATTTGGAAATTAGCAAGGACGCAGGTTCAACATGGACGGATGGTAAACTTGAACCCGCTCCAGAAGAAAAATTTACGCTTTCCGCTGGTGATGTAGATGTCACGGAGATCATACCATAATGGCTACTGATTTTGAGCAATTATATGTCAATTTGCTTATAAAGCAATATTGGCAGCAGGAGAAAGCACCCCAAGAGATTCAGCTCCAAGCCGGGACGTGGCAAAATGTAGTTGATTGGTTAGGGTCATTTTTGCGGGAGTTTGATCTTGATCATGCGACCGGGGACCGTTTGGACATTATTGGCCGCATCGTTGGTATTGATCGAGTAATTCCGTTTGCTGTTCCAAAAACCGCTTTTGGCTTCGAGGAAAATGACAACTCGCGGTCATTTGATGATAAGTTTAATCCGCTCGCTGATCGTGCGCCATTTGCAGAAAAATTTACGCGGCAATACACCAGCCTTCAACTCGATGACAATAATTATCGATTTTTCATTTATGCAAAGATTACAAAGAATATCAGCAGCCCATATATGGCCGATGATATGGGGCAATCCATTCAGGAAGCGATTAACGGGCTTTTCGAGGGGAGGGCATACGCCTTAGATAAAGATAAGAATATGACTCTTACTCTGTATGTGTCGGCCACGTTTAATCTGGACAAATTACGAACCATTATCAAGCTTGACTTGTTGCCTAAGCCGCATGGGGTCAGATGGGCATATATAATACGGGCGGGGCCGGGGGAGACATTTGGATTTGCCGATAATGATAATGCGCAACCGTTTGCCAATAAATTCGATCTGGAAACCGAACCGGGTGGCCGGTTTGCTGAGAAAATATTAATAACAACGTAAAAGAGGTAGACTATGGCTAAAATAAATAGATATTCCGGTGATTTGAAAGCCTTTGCATCTGATGCCTTGAGCCTGGAAAGGACAGTTTTTGGTGATACCATAGAGGCCGACGATCTGGACAGCAATATCACATCTGAATTTTTAAGAGGGTGGGGTATTGTTGGTGTGAATGAGAATCCAACAAAGCAAGATTTCAACGGTCTTGCTTATACGGTCAGCCAGCTTGTTGCTTATCTGCACCAGATGGGGGTCAGTGAATGGGACGACGAACAAGAATTTGCGGAAAACGGCTTCTGCGTCGGCTCTGATGGCAGATTGTATCAATCCCTGGTTGCCGAAAATGTGGGCAATGATCCCATAACAGATGGCGGCACGAATTGGCTTGACGTTTTTACGGCGGCAAATATCGATTATGACAACACGGACAGCGGATTAACAGCAGAGGATGTCAAGGCGGCACTTGATGAATTGAAAAACGCCGTCAATATCGATTATGACAACACGGACAGCGGGCTTTCAGCCACAAACGTCAAGACGGCACTTGATGAAGTTGGGTCTGCAGCTCTATTGGCAAGCGCACCGGCTTATTATGAACGCAGTCGCCCATGGAAG